TTAGGCAACAATTTTAAAAACTTTAATTCATGAACATAACAAAGATATTCCTCTTCCCTTCCTGCTATATCAGGACCGTACTTAAGGACTTTTAAATGATAACTCTCGTGTACCAAGGCTGCAGCTAAATTGTTAATTGAATTAAGCTTGATATCCTTGGATGATATTACTATAATACCCTTCCCTTCCACTAAATTATTTGATGAATAATCTTCATTCCAAAATTGCACTTCCTGTACCACGTTTTCAAAGATTACATAATGGTAGGGGGATGTTTTTTTGATAAGATTGATAGCTGAATAAACAATTGAATCCCAACCATCACCTGCCTTATGAACATTGGTTTGTGAAAACAAACTAGAGGGTAGTAAAAACAGTAGGAGAAACAACTTTTGCATCTCCTATAAATAGGATATAATCTCTAAGATTTTTTAAAATATCCAACATCTTTATAGAAATGACCAAGGTTTTTTCTATTAATAAAATTAGTTAATAGCAGCTTAATCATTTTCCAATAACCGTACTGCTTAAACCGGCGATTATCCTGTGTAATTAGATCAGGTATTAATAAAAATTTTGATGGTTTTACCTGCCGACTCAGTAGCCAATCCTCAGACTGAGTTACTCTTTCATCATAACCTCCTAGTTTCTTAAAGATAGTTTTTTTAACTAAAGTAAATCCTCCAATAGCAAAGGGCTGTGTCTTAGAAAGGTACCAGGTTACTAATAAGTTTAAGCGAAATAGTATCCAAGCTCTAACATCAGGCTCTCCTTTATACCGTGGAGTAGTACCCACCATGTCAATTGCTCTATTGTGTATACAATCAATCGCTTCTTGGATTGCGTACTGAGATGTAAATGTAATATCAGCATCTAAAAATAAAATGTAAGGTGTTTTAGCAAGCCTGGCTCCGGTGTTTCTTCCAACAGCAGGCATCCCTCCGTCTACTATCCTTAGATTTAAATTAAGTTCGAGAGCGGAAGTACTAGCTAGGACCCTAGTCTTGTCTGTGGATTTAGCGTCAGCAAGTATAATTGCAGTATTTCCAATGTCCTGCTGTTTCAACTCTAATAGCACCCTCCTAATGTTACTCTCCTCATTCTTACAGGGAATAACAATGGTTAGTATTTCTTCCATAATTTTAAGGTGTTGTAATGTGAGTAGTAAACAATGTGAGAGCAATTTTCAACCCAATCCCCGCAATTAATATAACGTACACCACCAATTTGTTTATCCGAAGGTGCATGAATATGCCCACATACTACTGTATGGCAGTTTCTTTTTTTAGCTTGTCTCACCATCTCTTTCTCAAAATCAACCATAAAAGAAATAGCAGCTTTAATATTATCTTTTAAAAATTTAGAAAGACTTTTCTTCCTGCCTAATTTTTTTAAGAGCCTATCAATAACGATTGCAAGATCGTAACCTAAAGCTCCGAGCATCCCAAGCCAGTGCATCTGAACAATACCGTCGTATTCGTCTCCGTGACAAAACCAAATTCCTTCTTCTATAAACTCATCCACGATTGTGATGTTGCCGATTTCTAAGGGGGTATATTTTCTTAAAAATTCATCATGATTTCCGGAGATCCAGATAATCTGTTTGTTTTTTGAAAGTTTTAAAAACCTGCGGATAATTTTAGTCTGATTATAATCAAATTTTTTATATTTTTTAAATAACCATCCATCAATAATATCACCAACCAGGATGTATCTTTCATAACTTTGATCTTCAAGTAACTCCAGAACTGCTTCTGCTTGACATCCTTTTGATCCAATATGGACGTCGGATATAACTAATGTCTTCATCTCTTATAAAGATAAAAAAGCCTGAGTAAAAACCCAGGCCTTAATATTATGTTAAGATTAAGATTATTTTACCTCACAAGCGCCACCGGCACAAGCCGCTTCTCCTGCTAGATCAGTCATATCTTCCATCTCAACTACCTTGGTTAAGTCAAGATCGGATAAGGTCTGTAGTAATCTTTCATACTCCTCTTCTGTGCAATCCTCAAAGGGAGCCTGCTTATAGGAATGTCCAGAGTAATTTAAAACTGAAAGTCCATTATAGAATTTTCTGTTCTCCCACATCCATTCACCAACTGTACCCCACTCCTCATCTTTAATAGAGACTGTAGCAGAAACGTTGTGACTATTGTTTCCTTTACGATGACCGGGCTTAATCCATTCCTTGGTTACCTGCTTTACTCTTTCCAAAAGATCAAAAGGTGATTCTGTTCTTAGAATTGCTCCCTCTGGTGCTTTTTGGGGTATTGTAAGTATTGCAGTATCGTGAGGACGGAGTACACAGTCTTCTAATAAGTCAGGATGGTGGATTGCAAGGTATGTATAAATTGCCTCATTCTTACCTACTCTCATTCTTCTTAGGTAGTAATCATTATGCCAGGCGTGAATTCCACTAGAGGTTCCAAGTGTTAGCGAGGTTGTGCCTGCAGGTTTAACTGTAGTACATCTTGCAGCACTATTGATTCCTAAAATCTTAGCAACCCTTTCATTCTCCACCTTTACTAATTCAGCTGCTTCGGTCATACTGTAAGTCCAGTGAGTAACAACTCCTGAGCCGATACCGGTCATTGATACTCCGATCAAAGCTTCTTTCTCAGTAGTGCGTTTCCAGACTTCTCTTAAGTAATGAAAGTCAGAATAACCGGCCTGTAAGGTTCCAATCAAAGATGCTGCCTTTACTCTGTTATTTAAATCTTCTTGAGACTCAATATCCGAAACATTTACTTCGCATAAGTTACAAAATTGAAAAGGACGTAAAGCAATTTCACAGTTATGCGCTAAGATTCCATTTGCAAAGAAGTTGTGGTTGTTTTCCACTTCAAGATCATATACATCCTGTGTATGCTCCTGTACTGTTATTTTTATTAGTTTTGCCATTTTTTTAGTTTTTTGTTTTATTAATTTTCTTTTTATGTTGTCCGTAACCGGGGGTGTTAGTAAAGTTCCATTTTCGTGAACATTGTCCGTTGCAAAATTCCCGGGTGCTTTTCTGCTTACATGTAAAGGAGTTCTGACACTGTTTACACTCTCTTACAACTATTGGGTTTTTTTGTTTGGCGAGTTCTAGTTTTTGCAATCTTACTAACTCTCTCCGCTGCTTACCCTCCTCAGTCGACCAGTAAGCTTTTTGCTTTTTAGAGTTCATCTCCCTATATTCTGGTGTTTGTCGCTGCCTTGCTTTTTGTGCAATTAGAGCTTTAGTCTCCAGTGTGTGTTTTTTACCGTACATGGAGTTATGTTCCCCTGCAGTGCTTTTTACGTGTTCGTAGTCGGTGATCGACCTTTTAACCCACTCTTGTATATCTGCTTGCAGGTTGTACTGGTTTACTAGTCTCTGGTACTTCCAAACAACTTCATACTCTACACCTATTTTTAAAAAATATTCTGCAAACTTTTCTTTGTATTCTACTGAGATAGCTTTTGCATCCCATCCTTTAGTCTCAACTATTTTATATAGCTGCCCTGTTTGATTATATAAGAAAAAATCTGGCTTGTAATTCTTACCATTTATACAGTATGTCATACTTTCCACCTTGTACTCTATTTTTTGATGATCTAGGGTTCTTGCATAAATAAACTCAACTTTGCTTCGCAGAAAAACTTTGCTTCCGGTCCAAGTTGTATGGTAACCAATATACCCTCGGCTTTTGTTATTCCCTTTCTTTACTTTTCCTCCGTTTTTATTTTTCATAGTGCTTATACTTTAGTGCTATTTCCTTTATTATAAATAGTCGAAATAGCACTAAAGTTGTTGCAGCTCTTTACTTTTCTTTGTTAAATATTACAAGATCATCTTCGTGTGTTAAGTTCATACATTCAACCCACCCTCTATTTGTTGTATAGAACCTATGATCCGGTGTACAACTAACACGGTAGACCACTCCATCTTCTTCTACTTCAAGTTCAACAACTACACTGTCTTTTCTTGAAAGTATTCCCGCTCTAACAGTTTGAAGCTCTATTTGACGTGTTTCCTCGTTGTAGGTTTGTACTTTATAGGTCTCTCCTTTTTCCAAACCTTCAACAATCTCTAGAATACTCTTTTTGCCATTCTCCAACTCTATTTGAGTGTCGGCAACAAAGCAGCAAGGATTAGTACCCCACTCCAAATTATTAGTAAAATAGATTCCTGGCTCTCCTGCTCCTGATTTTTCAATTCTTTTCCAAATATCTAAGAACTGTTCTTTCTCAGTAGTTGATCTTAAAAGAACTGCTGAGTTATTAGCTCTTCCACGTTGAGGGTTCAATTCCCACCATGCTCCAGACTTAGCAGCAATCATCTCATCATCTTCAGCTGAGAATAAAGAAATCAAAGCAGCTCTTCTAATACCGCCTGCCAATACTGCATCAGCAATGTGACAAACCATATCGTGAACTTCGATAGTTGAAAGTTTTTGACCGTCCTTCTTAGACTCTAACATACCCTGTAGCTTAACTAAACACTCTCTCAAAGGAGCAGGTCCTGGTGCTTTACCACCAGCAGTAATCAATCTTGCACCTTTAGGTCTGATATCTGAGTAATCAAATTCAATAGTAGAAGTTCCGGTAAAGTAGGATTTCATTAATATCTTAACAGCATCTGCCCATCCTTCAATAGAATCGCCGATCAAGAATCTCTTCTTTCTATTAGGGTTAGGTTTTCTAATCTCAGGTAGTTTCTCAATATGATCGAACTGTACTGAGTATCCAACCCCGGTTCCTCCTAAAAGTAAAAACATAACCTCACCAAAAGCTCTAATATCATCGATAGGTAAATATGCACAGTTATAGATACGTGCAGGATTTACTTCAATAGGCTTTCCAGCAAACTGCATAGACCTCATTGAAGGTAGAACCTTCCTGTCGTATACTAGTTGGTAAGCAGATTCAATCTCCTCATGTAATTGAGGATACTTCTTCTGATGCATCTCTTTGTTTCTTGAAACCAACTCTTCCCATGTTTCTCTTCTGTTTAAATGCGGTTGGTATTTCGCATATTTTAAAAACACTGTGATGTCGCTTAGAATTTTTTGACTTATATTCATTTCTGTTTTATTTGTAATGTACTTAATAACTATCTAGTTTTTTTAAAAAATCCCCTGTTTTTTTTAAGAAAAGGATGAAAGTTGGGTGAATTTTTTAGCTAGCTCTCGTCTGTCAAAAGAGTCAACTTGAGAGAAGCTAGTAGTGGTAGTTGGGGTACTATCTTCATATGTAGGTAGATCCTCGGTAAGTTCGATGTGTCCATTGTTAGTATCAATCTTTGCACCGTAAGTCATACCATCCATCCCGTATCTGTTTTTCATAACATGCACTCGGCCGGTCCCATTCACCTTATCCTCTTTTTTTCTTGATAAGGAAAGGCAGAAGTCTGCAACCATAATCTTATCGTAAGATCCGGCAGCTTTATCTCCCTCGATGATATCATCTTTTGCACCCATCCTGTTTACCTGAGAAGGAGATAGAACGGTTACTTTATATTCTTTTGCCAACCCTTTACATGCTACATAAACGTCATCGATTTCATCTTTGCGTTCAGCAAACTTTTTAGACATTGATCTTAAGTAGTCAATGTAATCTATAATTACTAAATCTGGTTTAATATCAGCATCAATACATTTCTGCAAATGTGACTTAATGGTTGAGATAGTAGCTGATTTAGGTGGGTATTCTTTTACTACTAGTTTTCCGGCTAGGTTTG